TCCGATCTCTGGCATCCTGATGGATTGCTGGCGGGGGATTTTTTGTTTGTCTGGAAGTTTTGCACAAAGGAAATGTGCAAAGTGTGGAAAGTTTGCGAATTGACAACGGTACACCGTATAATTTACGCTTAAAACGAAAATAAACGCCATAGTCGGAAGGAGGAAAACGGCGTGCGAGTGTTCAAGCAGCTTACGCTTACAGACCGAATCCGTATCGAAAAGTGGTTGAAAGATGGGCTGAGAGTAAAGGAAATCGCAGACAGGCTGCGGGTGGACCCGTCCACGGTGTACCGGGAATTGAAGCGCGGCAGTTATGACAAGCTGGACGGTAAGACGTGGAAGCTGATTCCTACATACAGCCCGGACATTGCAGAGCAAAGGTATCAGGCACATCTTCGGGAAAAGGGGCCAAACCTTAAAATCGGCAAGGATCATGAGCTTGCAAGCTATATCGAACAGACCATTATAGATAAGGACTGCTCACCGGCTGCGGTGTATGGTTATGCCATGGAAGAAGGACGGACATTCAAAACGCATATATCGGTGCCTACCATATATAGCTACATCAAAAAGGGTGTGTTCCTGAATCTGACACAAAAGGCTCTGCCCAGACATGGCGTGCATAAGGGCGACTATAAAAAGGTCAAAACAAAGAATCCTGCCCGTGCGCCGGCTGGTGAGAGTATCGAAAAACGCCCGGCGGGAGTAAAAGACCGTGAAGAATTTGGACACTGGGAAATGGACACGGTGTATTCCGGCAAGAAGAAAAGTACGGTTGCACTGCTGGTGCTGACCGAGCGCAAAACCCGGAACGAAAATATTATAATGGTGCCGGATCGCCGTGCAGAGACGACCGTGCAGGCAATCAATGCGCTGGAACGGAAGTTGGGCGCAGAGAAGTTCGGCATCATTTATAAGAGCATTACGGTGGATAACGGCAGTGAGTTTGCATTGGCCGACCAGCTGGAACAGTCCTGCATCACCGGGGATAAGCGGACGAAGGTATATTACTGCCACCCGTATTCTTCCTGGGAACGTGGGAGCAATGAGAATGTGAACGGCATGATCCGCCGCCGGCATCCGAAAGGCACGGACTTCTCAAAGGTCACAGCGGAAGAAATCGCAGCCACGGAGAACTGGATTAACAGCTATCCTAGAAAAATTTTCGGCTATAAGAGCGCCGGCACAATGTTCCGCGAATGCCTGCGGGAGCTTGGTTTGACAGCATAAAGCACATAGAAAGCAGAAAATCACTGGTAAAAATGAACAATAAGGGATAACCGCAAGCGGGGTGCGCTTGGCGGCTTGTTTGCTTTACGCTAAAATCCACAAAAACAGAGCCGAAAATTTGTTGCATTTAATGCTTTACTTTTCAAAGCTGAATTTGTAAAATAAACGCAAGAGAAAACGCAAGAGAAATCTTAGCGGATTCTCTTGCGTTATTTTTTTGCGCATTTTTCAGGAAAGCGAGGGAACAGGAATGGCAAAACACATGACGCAGGATGACCGCAAGGTGCTGGAAGCTCGGTACAATGCCGGACAGAGTGTTGCCGGAATCGCCAGGGCGATGAGCTTCAACTATTCCACCATCTATAAGGAACTGAAGCGCGGCGACACTGGAAAGATGGATGCCAATGGCCGCGCAGGGTATAGTGCAGAGCTTGGGCAGCAACGCTTATACAACGCAAAGCAGCGGCTCAGGTATCGGGCGGATTGCCCGGCGGAGTAAGGTATGGGAGAAGTGTTCAAGCTGAACCATTGCTACAATGTGGACTGCCTGCCAGCAATGGAACTGTTCCCGGATAATTATTTTGATCTGGCGGTTGTGGATCCGCCGTATTTCTCTGGTCCGGAACGCAGAGGATTTTACGGATCAAAAGTCAGCAAAATAGGCGTACATCGTGACTACCCCGTTTCTCCTGCTTGGAGTAAACCAGAACCGGAGTATTTCAGGGAGCTGCTTCGAGTGTGCCGCCGCTATATTGTATGGGGCTGTAATTATTTTGACTACCAGTTTGCTACTGGACGGATCGTGTGGGATAAGTGCAATGGAAATTCTAGCTTTTCAGATTGCGAGATTGCGGCGACAAATTTGTTTTCCTCAGTGAGAATGTTCCGGTATATGTGGTCCGGCATGATGCAGGGAAAAAGCATCACAGAAGGCGACACCATGCAGGGAAACAAGAGCTTGAACGAAAAGCGAATCCACCCAACGCAGAAGCCGGTTGCTCTTTATGACTGGATTTTCAAAAACTATGCAGAGCCAGGGCAGAAGATCCTTGACACCCACCTCGGAAGCGGAAGCAGCCGCATAGCAGCATATGAGGCAGGGCTTGGCTTTATCGGATTTGAAATTGATCCGTTCTATTTCCAGTTGGAAGAAGAACGGTTTTCTGAGTACACAAGTCAAACCAGCCTGTTTCACATGGAGGAAAAGAAAAAATGATTCTTGAAAAACTTCACAGAACAATCAACAACTTCAACAAGACATTCAACTGGCGGCGCTTTCGCCGCGATGCGCTGCACCTGGGGGAGAGCCTGCTGGTGTTCGGTGTGCTGTATGGCATTTTTTCAACCCTGATCTGGGGCGTATGCTGGCTGCTCAAAGTCAATTACGACCCGGATCTCATTGCCGTTGCATGGGCAGTGCCGGTGCTGCTGGACACCTTGGTCAACAAGGCTTATGACTGGAACGATGAAGTCCGGGACCGGGACTGAAAGGTAGGAATGACCTATGGATGAAGCAACAAGAATCTCGCTGAAAGACCAGTTCAACAGCCTTTTGGTACGGGCTATTGAGGGTAGGCGCGGCGGTATGGCACTGATGCGGGTGCTGGAAGAACTGGACTTTTACAATTCCCCGGCCAGCGCGAAGCATCACCTGAATGTCCCCGGCGGTCTGGTGATGCATTCTCTCAATGTGGCAAGAGCCGCCCTGGAATTATGCGACAAGATGCCGCAGTTTGCAAAATGCAATAAGGGCGCAGTCTTGACCGCCGCGTTACTCCATGACGTTTGCAAGGCTGGGCAGTACATCAAAAAGCCGGATGGCAGTTACCGTTATGAAGATAGTCACTTGATGGGACACGGTGAAGCATCCGTCAGCATTATCAAAGACTGGATTTTCTTGACCGACACGGAAGCCCTGGCAATCAGGTGGCACATGGGAGCATATAGCGGAGAGCAGGACTGGGGAACGCTCAGCAAAGTATACGACCGCTGCCCGGAAGCTCTGTGCCTGCACATGGCTGACATGATCGCAACGCACATCATGGAGGTAGAAGAGTGAGCAGAGGCACCGCCTACTATGATCTTCCGAATGGTGAGCGAATAGAACTGCCGACAACCATGCCGGATGTTGAGCGAATAGAACTGCCGACAACCATGCCGGATGTTGAGGAAGTGCCGGGACCCCTATGTGATGGAAAATTTGAATTGCCAGAAGCCGTAAAAGAAATGTTCAAGTGGATGGATGAAACATTCGGAACATGGGAAAGCGACTTCAGCAGTTTCAAAATCTGGATGAAATTGCGGAAAAACTTCAATCCACCGGTGCGCTGGGAAGCGGTGCAGGACAAGCGTCGAAACCCAAAGCCTTTGGGCCGAAACATCTATTTATATAAAGCAAGGAAGATCAAGAGCTTGGCAAGAAGTACACATACCAGAGTATCCCTGCACAAGGGAAAACAAAAGGGTACTGAAGAACAGTGCAAGCACACATTCAAGATAACCACAGCCCGGTGCGCGCCTTGCAGTGGTTACAACGTGGAGTGCGAGCACTACGAGAAAAACAATACCGCTGATACAAAGCATGGTTCTTCTCAACCGTGAAATAAGCAGCCCTGCACCGCAGAAGCGGGGCTGCTTTTATATGGCGCATGGCGCTTTTTCTAGGCATTGAGCGCTGCAAGCAGGGCCGGACCCTGTATGCGCCGAGTTGAGTTTTCCATGGAAGCCGGTACGGTCAGGAAATCAGCCGTCCGGCATAGCGGAATGGTGCTGTACAGCAGCGTCCTCCTTTCCGTTCAAGCCCGGTGAAAGACCGGGCTGCCATTTCCGCGAAAGACGCACCCGCATGGAGCTGACGGGAATGGGTGCGCCGCAGCATGAGCGCAGAAATGCCCTGTTTGATCCGCCCAGGACAAAAGCGGTAGGCCACTGCAATGGCCGCCCTGCCCGGTACTCTCTTGCCGGGCAGGATTGATATGCGGACGCATAGAGGATGACTCTGCTTCTGACTATCCCCCATGAGCAGGAAAGCCGGTTCGATGCCGGCCGTCCGTGCAAAAAGAAATGAGGTCAATATGATTCATCTGGGAGATATAACAAAAATCCACGGTGATGAAATCGAGCCGGTGGACTGCATCACATTTGGAAGCCCATGCCAAGACTTGTCCATTGCCGGACGAAGAGCAGGTCTTGCAGGAGAACGGTCCGGACTGTTCATGGAAGCTGTTCGGATCATAAAGGAAATGAGGTCAAGCACAAATGGATTGTGTCCAACTTTCGCTATTTGGGAGAACGTACCCGGAGCCTTTTCCAGCAACAACGGAGAAGACTTCCGGGCGGTTCTGGAAGAACTTGCCCGCATTGGACAACCAGACGCTGCCATTCCTGGACCTACGAGGGGGGGGCAGATGGAGCAAGGCCGGTGCAATCACCGGAAACGGATGGTCTTTGGCTTGGCGACAGCTGGACAGTCAATATTTCGGAGTGGCCCAGCGCAGAAAGCGTATCGCTCTTATCCTCGACCTTGGAGGTCAACGCGCCGGAGAAATATTATTTGAGCGCACGAGCCTGTCAAGGCATCCTGACCCGCGCATCCCGGCGTGGAAAGAAGTTGCCGGAATTGTTGCAAACCGCCTTGCTGGAAATGGTCGAGTGGTGGGAGCCGGGGGCTTCTGCACGAGTGATGGAAGCATTGGCAGCGGAAGAGCAGAAACGGAGAAGGCAGGAAAAGCTGGCGGCTCTGAACGAGAGGAAAGAACACCTGGAAGAAATAGCAGTGAAGCAGCTGCGTATTCGCTTAAAATCCGCTCTGGGTGCGCCGGAGGCGGAAAGGGCGCTCTTGTGCAAACAGAAAAAGTCGGGACACTATCGACACTCCAAGACCAAACGCTCTTCCAACTGATTCGAGAACCGACATACTGCATTAGCGGGAATACGGTTGACCGGAAAACAAACCAGAACGGGTCAGGCGTAAGAGAAAACGGATCCTTTACAGTTAACACTGTTGACCGGCACGCGGTGGTATACAGCATTCAAGAAGAAAACCCTGCGCAACCGGTAGTTTTGGAAAGCAATCAGGTTCACGCAACGGTCACGCAGACGGGTATTTGCCCAACATTACCGGCGAGTATGGGCCTTGGCGGCGGGTATGTCCCAATGATTACGGACCATCCAGCAGACAAGCCTGTTGTTTTTGAAAACCATGCGCAGGACGCACGGTACAAGGAAGCCCCCCCCCCCCACACCCCCACGCCCCCACCCTCGCCGCCCCCAC